TGTTAAACTAAAGTATACACCAGATAGTGCAAATGCATTTATATTATCTGAAGTAAGAAAGAATGCCAAACTAATGACAAAGTTTAATGCTTCAAAGCGTTTTGCTGAATTAGAAGAAGGTGTTGCTTTGATTGAAGAGCAAAAGATAGAAGAACTACAAATACTTAGTGGTGATTTGCCTCCATTAGTAGAATAAGCATGTATAATGGTTACTTATGAACATATTTTATCTTCACAATGACCCAAGGCAATGTGCAGAAATGCACCTTGATAAACATTCTACAAAAATGTGTATCGAGTACGCTCAGTTGATGTCTACCGCCCATAGAGTTTTAGACGGCTCAATGTATCTTGGTAAAACGGCTAATAACCGTAATATCAAGAGATGGCGTATGGCTGATGAGCTAGAATTTAGATTGATGAAAGCTTCTCACATCAACCATCCAAGTAATGTTTGGGTGAGAGCTAATCAAAACAACTACAAGTGGCTGTTTTCGTTGTGGGAAAACCTGCTCAAGGAATACACATTTCGTTATGGAAGACAGCATGCTTGTAGCCGTCTATTAGTTGATTTAGTTTCGCCACCAAAAAATATACCTGATGGCGAATTCTATCCACCTACACCGGCTATGCCAGATGACTGTAAAGTCCCTGGAAATGTATTAGAATCGTATCATAAATACTATATTAAAAATAAAAGGCATATTGCGACATGGACAAAAAGACCTGTTCCCTCGTGGTATGAAATGGATTATGGGATTTTACCAGTTTAAAGATTCAAATACAAATGAAGAATGGGAAGATATGATGTCTATAGCTTCTAAAGATGAATATCTTAAAGCAAACCCTCACATAAAACAAGTGCCAACTGGTTTTACTATTGTCACTGGAGTGGGAGATAACAGACAGAAAGGTCAATCAGATGGATTTAAAGAAGTGTTATCCAAGATTGGCGAGAAATTCCCAGGCAGTCCACTGTCTGATGAATATGTAACAAAGAGTAATAAAGAAGTGAAGACAGCACAAGTTCATAAAAAACATATTGATGCTGGAGTTAAAAAAGAATTGGCTAAAAGAGAAAAAGATAGAGATGCTGACAAAATGGCAGCTGCAGCAAAACATGATGTTGACACATTAAGCAGTCAGACTGTTGAACAACGAAAAGCTTATGGCAAAGAAGAATAGAATGGCATTTGAATTTACTAAATTAAAAGAACTAGATTTTGACATGAACGCTGAAACTAAACCTGAAGGTCGTAGATATGTTACGCCAGAGGGTAATGCTTATCCGTCAGTCACAACTGTTCTATCTTCATTTAATAAAAAAGCAATACAAGAATGGAGAAATAGAGTTGGTGAAGATGTAGCTAATAAGATATCTACTCAAGCATCAAGCCGTGGAACTCGGTTGCATACAATGTGTGAACAATATCTACTTAATGAATTAACATTAAAGAGAATGAGTTCTGCTTTTCCTGATGCTAAAGATTTGTTTTTCAAAATGAAACCAAAGCTTGATGACAACATTGGAAAAGTATATTCACTAGAACAAGCATTATATTCTGATGAATTAAAATTGGCAGGTCGTGTCGATTGTATTGCTGAATGGAACGGCCAGTTATCTGTTGTAGATTTTAAATCTGCAGCTAAAGAAAAGAAAGAAGATTGGATTGAGAATTACTTTATGCAATGTACCGCTTATGCTATGATGTTTGAAGAGCGTACAGGAATACCAATCAACCAAATCGTGGTGGCTATAGCAGTTACTAACGGAGACTCTCAAATCTTTGTAAAACAAAAAGATGATTATATGAGTAGTCTGAAACATTTTATTGATGAATATTATACTACATTATGAGGAAATAAGAAATGCCTATTATAAACGAAGAAATTCCAGCGGTCAAAGAATACATTGAACAGATACCAAAAAACTTAACTGAAGGCGAATTGTCTGATGTTTGGTTAGTAATTGCAATAGCAGTTGCTGTCTATTTTGGTAGTGGATTTGTTTCAATAATTTTAAAAATATGTTCTGCCATAGTTGTAGTATTAGGATTATATACCGTATCACAGGCTTATTTGGTCTGACGATGGCCGGTAAAAACGACATAACCGGTGATAATCTGATTAGCAAAGTTAATACTAAAAGCTATGATGATGGCTGGGAAAGAATCTTTGGCAAGAAAGAAGATGAGAAAAAGTGTAAAAAGTGTGGGTTTATACAACAAAAACCCGATATAGTTCTTTGTGAGGCCTGTGGAAGTCTAGTTAAGTCATTTTAGACTACCTAGGGGTCATAAATAAAGAAACATTCGATTACAAAGGAGAATGTATGCGTAAAGTGATTTTTATTATTCCAACGCTTTTGGCAATATTAATAGTATTTTTAATATTCCAATTAAGTTCAAAAGCAATTCAAACTGAAGCTCTAGTAAGAGCCGACTTCAAACATAACATAACATTTGACCAATTAATACCTAAAGCACAGCAACAAGTAATGTGTTTAGCTGAAAATATATTTTACGAATCAGCACATGAGCCATTGGATGGCCAAGTTGCTGTGGCTTTCGTTACTCTAAACCGAGTGAAGAGTAAAAGTTATCCAAATAATATTTGTAGTGTGGTCAAACAGAAGAATCCTAGAGGTTGCCAATTCTCATGGTATTGTGAAGGCAAACAACCTATGGAGTGGTTGACAAGGCATAACAAAACCATGTATAATACCATTATCAAATTAGCTATAAATGTTTATGCTAATCATGATAGTTTAAAAGACCCTTCAAAAGGTTCGTTATTCTACCATGCAAATTATGTGAAGCCACTATGGCGTAAAGATATGAATAAAGTTGCAGTAATTGGCAAACACATATTCTATAGGAAGTAAATTATGAATCAATCATCAGTTTTATATATTGTAACAGTTGTATGTTTTACCATTATTCTTCTTTCGGTTGTAGGTGCTTATAACTACTATGTAACACAAGACAGAATATTAATGTCTAAAAATATAGATGATGCAATATCAAAAGGAATTGACCCACTATCAGTCAGATGTGCTTATGCATCAGAGATTGATGCTGTATGTGTATCATATGCTTATTCACGAAACACTAACTCAAAAGCGAAAAAATAATTATGGCAACAAAAGATGAGATGGCGAAGTTCGCTAAAGAGATACATGATTTAGTTTCAAAAACAGATTACAATTACATTGAAGCTATAGCAGCTTATTGTAAAGAAACAGGATTAGAAATAGAAGTAGCGGCAACACTATGTAATGCTAACCTCAAATCACGAATAGAGTGTGATGCATTGGACAACAATATGTTAAAAGAAAAGTCTAGTAGATTTAGTCGTTTACCTATATGAGTTCCCCATTGTTATCTCATAAAAATAACAAACCAAAACTATAATAATAGGAGAAACTACTATGCCTTTAAACTTAGACTTTAATTTAATATTAAATGTAGCAGTTGCAGTTGTAGCAGTGGATTGGCTCGGTAAATTAACCGGCTGGTGGTAAATACTTAATTAAGTAATTACAATTTATTATAGAGTTGGGAGAGCTCTTTAAAACTCCCACCCTAATTATATGACTGGTTACGATACATACATCTTATTTAATGCTTTAAAATTACACTTCACCACTGAGAAGTTTGACTTCTTTAAATATAATGGTAAGGTAAGAACCACAACTGAACAATTTGAGAATAGAAAAGACAAATATCACTTCTACAAACTTTCCAGAAAACACGAAAACCGAGATGACATGGTACAATACATTGTCCATAACTTTGTTGAAAAAGACAATGTTTGGGTCGGTGACTTGTTGACTGAAGAATCTAACCAACGACATCAAAAACATAAAAAGATTTTACAATCGCTTTCATATACTTTCGAGAGTGATTGTAAAAAGTTATTTGGAAATGTAATTAATCCGAATGACTTGATTAAGGTAACAGATGAATATCCCAAACTTTTGACTATGGCTTTACAGCGTGATATTGAGATTGAAACCTTTTGCCTATTGAACTCTATTCTAAACTTTCTACCAATGTGGAGTGAGAAAATTCAAGACACAATATATTGGCCTGAGTTTAGAAAAAAAGTTCTAAAGTTTACCGCATTTCTACCAAGAGATGTAGTAAAATATAGACTTATTCTTAATAAAACTATTGATAATAAGTAGCATAAATAACTTATACATTATGATTTACAGTGGATAATAGTTATACAATAAACGAAGTAACATACAACTTATACAAGGAAAATACGATATGTCAAGTTTTGCAAATTTAAAACGAAATCGCTCTAGCTTAGATAAACTAACTAAAGCAATAACAGCAACAACCGCCTCAACTGATTCAAACTCCCGAGAAGACACACGATTCTGGACTCCAGATGTAGACAAAGCTGGTAACGGAATGGCCGTTATTAGATTTTTACCTGCACCATCGGTAGATGGCGAAGACGGACTACCATGGGTTAGATATTTCTCTCATGGATTTCAAGGAACTGGAGGCTGGTACATTGAGAACTCATTAACGACTCTTAATCAAAAAGACCCTGTTTCTGAATACAATTCAACATTATGGAATTCTGGTATTGAAGCAAACAAAGAAATTGCTCGTAAACAAAAAAGGCGCCTACATTATGTCGCTAATATTATGGTAGTTTCAGACCCAAGCAGACCAGAGAATGAAGGTCAAATACGCCTTTATAAATTTGGTAAGAAAATCTTTGATAAAATTACTGAAGCAATGAATCCTGAATTTGCAGATGAAGTGGCTGTTAATCCATTTGATTTGTGGGAAGGTGCCAACTTTAAATTAAAGATTCGTAATGTAGAAGGTTATCGTAACTATGATAAATCTGAATTTGGTGATAAAGTAGCTTTAATGGAAGGCAACGATGAAAAACTTGAAGCTGTATGGCAACAAGAATATTCATTGAAAGAATTCTTAGATGCTAAAAACTTTAAATCTTATGAT